AGATGGTTTAGAGCGAAAAGGCGTTATTTCAGCGGAAGAACGCGAGCAGTTAAATGATTGGGGTGGCAATGCAATTGGCCAGCGGCTAATGCAAAAAATGCGGGGTATGACAGGCGATATGTCAAAAATACCACTCGCTGATGTAGCTGAAGCTGGTGTTTCTGAAGCTGATTTTAAAGCTGAAACGCAGAGCATGATGGCTGACCCACGCTATGGAAGTGACCCAAAATTCACTAGAGAAGTCGAGGAAAGGTTTACTCGAAGGTACAAATAATTGTACAAACTCTAACCGATACAATTAAATTCTTTACAAGTTGCGGCTTGTAATGCTAATAAAACATAACGGATAACCTTTGCGGCCCGCGTATCTAAACGTGCGCTGACGTTTCAGCGAAGCTAAGGGCCGATATTCTCGACAACTCAAAGCGTAAAATTTTAACTTAACTGGAGGTTTCTCAAATGAGTACCAATCTATCGCCAGCATTCGTTGAACTTTTTGAAGCAGAAGTGCATCAGGCTTATCAAGCCAGTGCAACTTTGCGTGGAGTTTGTCGTATGCGAAGCGGTGTTGTCGGTGACACTGTAAAATTCCCGACCGTAGGCAAAGGCCAGGCGTCCATTAGAACACCACAAACAGATGTCGTGCCAATCAACGCAACTTTTGCACAAGTTTCTGTCACATTGACTGATTACATTGCTGCTGAATATTCAGACATATTCAACCAAGCAAAAATCAATTTCGATGAGCGCCAGGAATTAGCGCAAGTGGTTGGAAATGCAATCGGACGTCGTGAAGACCAAGTAATTATTGACGCCCTAGAAGCAGCTTCTGCTGGCTCAACAGTTGCAAAAACTGTTGTAACAAGTGGTTCAGCGGCAAACTCAAATCTTAACGTCGGAAAAATTATAGCGGCGAAAAAAGCTTTGGATGCGGCTAACGTTCCACCATCAGACAGACACTTTATCATTCACGCAAATAACCTGGCCGGCTTGCTGGGCGATGAGCGTGCGGTGAGTGGTGACTATCAGACACTACAAGCACTTGTTGGCGGCCAAATCAACACAATGATGGGTTTCCAATTCCATATCATCGGTGACAGAGATGAAGGCGGTCTAACTGTTTCATCATCAGACCGAACCACCTACGCATTCCACAAAAGCGCAATCGGTTGTGCAGTTGGCATAGCTCCAAAAACTGAGGTCAATTATGTCCCAGAAAAGTTGTCATTTTTAGTCAGCGCAAGGCTGTCTATGGGCGCTGGAGTTATTGATACTGCTGGTCTCGTTGACGTTATTTGTGACGAATAATCTTAGAAAGGAGATTTAGAATGGCATTTTCAAGAGCTGGATGGAACCCAATCGGGGGACAATCTATGAAAGGTTCAGCACCTCAGATGTGGTCATACACATCTACTGATGCGAAAACCGTAATTGATGGAGCTGGTTATTTTAACGATGTTTCAGGTGATGTCTCAGTAGGCGATTTGATTTATTCTTTCGCGTCCACTGGCGGCACAGCTACAGCATCTCACCATGTAGTCGTTTCTAACGCATCAGGCGTTGTTGACTGTGGTGACGGCGTAACCATCGCTGTAACTGACAGCGACTAATAAAATTTGGGGGCGGCTTAGGTTGCCCCCTTCACATTAGGAGAATAAAATGGCAGTTGGTGATTCAGATGTTGGAATATGTAACAAGGCATTATTACTTCTAGGTGCAGAAACAATTACCAGTTTTTCTGACGGGTCGGCTGCTGGAGCGGCCTGTAGCACACTTTACAACGACGTTAAATTAACGACCCTTGGAATGTATGCTTGGAGCTTTACAATAAAAAAAGCACAACTCTCAAAAGAAACAGCGACTCCTGAGAGTGAATGGAAATACCAATACACCCTACCCTCTGATATGTTAACTGGTGTGCCACGAGCAATAAGAACGTCTAGCTCTGCTGGGGCTGGATTGTTTAAAATATGGGAAATTGGGCAGAGTGCTGCCGGAACAACTGTATTATTTACAAATGCAGAAAGTATTTTTATTGATTATCAAAAGCAAGTTGCAGAGGGTTCTATGCCTACTTATTTTGTGACGCTTTTATCTTATCAAGTAACTTGGCACCTGGCTCAAATAATTACAGACCAAATAAACAAAACAGAATTTTGGAAAAGCGTTTCTTTGGGTTCCCCTGGTGAAAACTTGCGTGGTGGGTTTTTTAGACAAGCAATGAATATTGACAGTGCCGGGCAAACGCCAAGCGTTATTTCAGACTATGCACTAGCGGATGTTAGATGAGTAATATTAAACAATATCAGGCTAATTTTACTGTTGGTGAAATTGACCCGTTACTGAGGGGAAGGATTGATTTACAACAATATTATGATTCAGTTTCAATTGCTGATAATGTAGTTTTTGAGCCACAAGGCGGCGTATCAAGAAGGCCTGGTTTAAAATTTGTCTTTGATGCAACAGCAGATAACCCCTCTAATTCTTCTGTGTTAATGGCGTTTGAGTTCTCAACAACTCAACGATTTATGATTTTGGCAAGCGCTTATAATACAAGTTCAACTATAAGATTTAGATTTTTTGCTAATAATCAGTTAATTGAAAATTTAAACGGCGGGACAGATGATTATTTAGATTATTCTGTAGGCACATTATATTCAGTATCTGCTTTTGATTTAAATAAACTTTATTTTACGCAAAGTGCGGACACTTTAATCTGCACACATGAAAATTTTGCACCTTTTAAAGTTGTACGTGGAGCAAACAATCAAACGTGGGCAGCTTCAGCTTTAAGTTTAACTCAGCCAAAAGTTGCTTACACTGTCTCAACAAGCAATCCAAATGCAACCATAACGCCTGATGGCGTCAGTGGTGCAGTGACAATCACGGCAAGCGCTTCTGTTTTTGCAAGTTCAAATGTTGACCAGTATATTAATGTTTTAAACGATTTTGGCCGGGCTAAAATTATAGAATTTGTAAGCGCAACAGTGGTAAAAGCTCAAACTGAAATTCCATTTTATGAAAAAGATGTGGCTATTGCTTCTGGCTCCTGGGAACTAGAAACAGGATATGAGGATGCATGGTCAAATACGAGGGGCTGGCCTAGAACGTGTACTTTCCATGAATCCAGATTATTTTTTGGTGGAAGCGCAAACAAACCTTCAACAATTTTTGGCTCTAAAATAGGTGACTTTTTTAATTTTAAGATTGCAGAAGGTTTAGACGATGATGCCCTCGTAGCCACGCTTGAAACTGATAGCGTCAACGCAATAACAGCTTTGCGGTCAGGACGAGATTTGCAAATTTTTACAACAGCAGCAGAGTTTTTTGTTCCACAAGCCGACCTAAGCCCAATAACTCCATCAAATTTTGTGGTTAAGTCAGCAACGAGACGCGGGCATAAATTTGGAATTAGACCACAAGCAGCGGAAGGCGGCACATTATTCATTCAACGAAGCGGTAAAGCGCTTAGAGAAATGTTATTTAGTGACGTTGAATTAAGCTATGTAGCAAACAATATTTCATTACTCTCAAGTCATATGATTGTAGACCCCCAGCGCATGGCTCTTAGGCCGTCCACTGACACGACAGATGGCGATTTGTTACTCATTGTAAATGGATTGGACAGTACAGGCTATAGAGCAGCTTCTACGGGCTTTACAGGCACTATAGCTGCCTTTATGTTAAATCGGCCACAGCAAATTGTTGCTCCTTCTACGTTTACCACAGACGGTGATTTTGTGGATGTAGCTGTAGATTTAGACACAATTTACACTCTTGTTAAAAGAACAATTGGCGGCGCTACAAAATACTTTGTAGAAATATTTGATGATGACCGAACAACAGATAGTGCAATCCAATATTATGCTAACCCAGTTTCACCTGACCAAGCAGTTCCAAGCAACACAACGGCTGGCGGTTTATCGCATTTAAATGGCAAAACAGTAAATGTTATTAGAGATGATATAGTAGACGCAAATCAAACAGTATCATCAGGTAACGCAACTCTAGGCGGTGTTCCCACAACTTACGCAGAAGTTGGTTTAAATTACACTGTTACTCTTAAAACAAACCCATTTGAACCCAGGTCTCCCAGTGGCGCTGTTCAAAGCGAAAAGAGACGAATTATTGAAGTAACGCCTATTCTTTATAAAAGCCAAAACATTACAATTAATGGAAGAAATATTTCTCTTGATACTTTTCCACTAAGTGGCACTGGTAAAGTGCCAACCTTTACCGGACCTAAAAAAACACAAGGGTTTCTTGGATACGACCGAGATGCTCAAATAACAATTTCACAAGAACAGCCAGTATTTTTTACTCTGTTATCACTCGATTATAAGGTAAGTGTCTAATGGCCGCAATTTTACCATTCTTACAAGTTGCTGGAACAGCATTTAGTTTTATTTCTAAAATTAGTTCGGCAAATGCTCAAGCAAGACAAAATGAAGCAAAGGCATATGAAGCTGGCATAAAAGGCCGGACAGATGCTGTTGCCTATCGTGAAGAAGGTATTCAAAAATTAAAAGAAATGCGAAGAGCTATGAGCGCAAACATTGCAAGAGGTTCTGCCGGCGGCCTAGACCCTTTCGCCGCTGGAGAAACCATTGATTTGTTAAATTTAAATAATTTAAGCGAAGGTGGTCAGGATTGGAAGTTAGCCCGTAACAACGCAGAAATGGCTATTCTGATGGGAAATAGGCAATCAATGATTTACCAAGACGCGGCTGCATCAAACCGAACTTACGGATATTTAGGCGCAGTTGCAGATTTATC